TCTTGACCGCGGCAGCCGTCAGCCTTTCCAGATCAACAGCGGCCGAGGAGGCCGGTGAACTGTCAATCTTGAAACCCAGTGTAGCGGTCGTCAAAGCGCGATATCCTTGAATTCACGCAAAAAATGCCGCACAAATAGCGAAGCCGCCGGGTGCTGGTAACACCGCGACGGCCCCTAACCAAGCCAACACGGATGAGGTGTCAGATGGCTAAGCACCAGCGTATATGTTCGATTCCTGAATGCGGCAAGCGCTTCAAAGCGCTCGGCCTGTGCAGCCGGCATTATCAGAGGCTACGCACCCACGGTGACCCGCTCTCGGGCGGGACCTTCCGGGGCGACCCACTGAATTGGCTCGAAGCGCATGTCGGCCACGTTGGCGATGGATGCTTGATATGGCCTTACGCGCGCAATGGACACGGCGTTGCAAACGTTTATTACGATCGTCGTGAGATGCCGGCTGCCCGGCTCATGTGCCAAAAAGCACATGGTGAAGCCCCGACGCCAGTTCATCAAGCAGCACATTCCTGCGGCAATGGCCATGAAGGATGCGTGCACCCGGTGCATTTGAGGTGGGCGACACCACTTGAAAACAGCGCTGACATGATAGCGCACGGGACAAGCACAGCCGGCGAGCGCCACCACGGGGCAAAGCTGACCGAAGAGGATATCCTCCAAATCCGCTCGCTCGGCAGCGGGCATTCTCTAAGCGAACTTAGTAAGATGTTCGGCGTCTCGCGCTCCAACATCAGCTTGATACTGCGCGGTGATACGTGGTCGCATCTAGCGTCTGCTAGGGAATAGAGCGTCGAACAATCTAGACGACAGCGGTCGTTCCGATACCTTGACCGGTTCAGGCTGCTCCGTCACTTCGTCTTTCGGTGCCAAGACCTCTCGGCGCCGAATATCCATAGCGAGTATTGCATCCAGTTCCCACTGATCGAGCCGGATTTCCCGCAACCTAGCCCATTCAGCGATGGCGACGAATCCGAGGGCATTCGGCCCGTAGCCGTTGCCGGTGCGCTGACTGTCCAGCTCCCTAAAGTGAAACCACACTTGCTCACCAGCCGGCGGAACCTTGATCGGCTTGCCGGCCGCTTGATCGGCGATCAGATCGCAGAGCCTCGCGATCAGTCTTTGGCGAAAGGGCCACGTCGAACCGCCCTCATCTCAACCTGCTCGGCGAAGATGCGGAACCGACCGAAGAACGTGCGGGCGTTCTCCTCGGAGAAGGACACAGCCTTGCCTGCGATAGAGGGGTTCGGTGACCAGCCCGTGGTGACCTTGGAGAGGTAGGCGACTGTACGCTGGTCCTCTTCGTCGTCAGGCGTGCCCTCGCCCGCCAGGGCGCGGTCCTCAGCCCGCTTGGAGAATTCCTGCGCGACCTCTTTCATGGCTTTGCGGGCCTGTTTGCTGTCCGGGCCCACAAGGCTGATCTTCAGCCCGATCGGCTTGCCCATCTCGTCGACGAGGTCGAAGTCGATGCCATCCTCCTGAGATTGGACGAGGGCATCGAAACGGTCGAGGTTGACTGTGTCAGTCATTGGTCACCGATTGTTAGGCGGCCGCCGCGGCAACGCGCAGGATCGCAGAGTTGATTTCGAGGGTGGTGGAGACGAGACGAGCGGTGTTCGCGCCGCCGCCCTGCTCGGGCGAGCCCATGACGATGGCGTAGAACAGCTTGGTCGAGCCGCTCGGGACCGTAGCGACGGTGTGCGTGCCGCTCTGGGTGCCGGTCGTGGTGATTGCCGAGCCGCCGGGAGTGGCGGAGACGCTGAAGGTGTCAGAGGCCGGGCTGACGACATAGTAGGTGGTGCCAGCCACAAGGCCGGTCGGCAGGGCGCCGGTCGTGGAGAACTTGACCCGATTTCCTGCCACAAGCGTGTGCCCAGTCCACGTGATGACGCCGGGCGCGGCGATCGTCATCGTCACGGTGGACGACAGTGCCGGCGGCGCGTCGTCATGAACGATGCGGAAGGGGTAGTTGAACGAGGTGTTCTCGGCCGCGATGAGCGCGAGCTGTCCGTCATCATCCGGCAGGATGAGGAATTGGTTCTGCATCGAGCCGGCGTTCTTGGTGCCACCGGCCTTGATGTCGCGCCCGCGATTGATGGCCGATTCCGTGATCAGCGCCTTGCTGTCACCGATGGCGCCCATCGTCTGCCAGCCGTCGATCTCAGTCCATATGACGGAGGCGAAATCCGTGACATCGAGGTCTTCGTCATCCGGCACAGAGGTAACGGCCGGGCCGATATAGATGCGGGAGCCCGCAACGGGGTAGAGTTGCATGGTGGTTTCCTTTCAGGTGGGCTGATTGCGCTTGCCGAAGGCGCCGGAGCGGCAGGCCAATCAGGCCGGGACTGGTGGGTAGGTCATCCAGCGGATGAGCACCGCGAACGTCTTGTGAGTGTCTGTGTGCATAGCCGGAACGGCGACAATCTCGGGCGGGTCGTCAATGCGAACCTGCAGGCCCTCGCGATAGAGCTTGGTGCCGGTTCTGAAATACGCCGCCAGTTGGCCGGCAAGCTCGACGGCATCGACCTCTGCGGCGTTGCGGGGCCATTTGACAGCGCAACGTAGGATGCCCTGCCGAATTGGCTCCAGGCTCTGGGAAACCCGATCGGTGGCGATCGGGCGGTTGAAATCGATCTCGACGCTGATGAACTTGGTGTTCGCCGTGACTGGAGGTGTCAGATCCTCGTTGGGAAGCGCCACGTTCGCCGCCTGTGTCCAGCCAGATGGTAGCTGGAAAGCCAGCACCGCTGCCAGCAGCGCCTGGAATGTCTTCTTTTCAACGGTGGTCGCCATCTGCTACCAATCTCCTATGGCCGACAACCACCCGCTATCCGACGAAGAGGTCTATGACCTCATCCACCAGTCGCTTGCTCTTCTTTTAAACAAAACGGTCAAGACGAAGCACGCCCAAGATGTGCTCTCGATGGCCATCCGCGATTTGTCGATTATTCAGACGGCCTTCGTGGCGCTCTCTGAGGGTGTCAGCCTCTCTCGTACCGACCGCGAACAATAGCCTCTGCGCGCGCTACCGTCTGAGGCCAATCCTGCTGAGCGGCTTCGATGAACCCCGCGCCGGCCTGATTGTAGACCCGGCCGAGGCTGTCAGCGCCTACGAAGCCGTAATTGTATCGAGGCCCATATTCAGCCTGCACGCCAATCCAGATGGTTGCGCCGAGCGTCACCCCGTGGATGACCCCGATGCTCTCGCCGGACACGTCAGGGAATTCCGTCACCCCCGGTTTGATCGTAGGCATGGCGGTATCCGAGGCGATAACTGATCGGGCGAGATTGCCCGTTCTGCGGACGATCCGCCCTCCTGGCTCGGTCGTGTCGTTAAACACCATCTCCGCCGAGGTCTGGAAGATGGCGAGAAACCGGTCTAGCTCGCTCATCCCCCATTCACTGATAGTCGCTGCAAAGCCCGCCATTACCGCCCCCTGCTGCGCGCATAGGCCTCCGCAAAGTCGAACGAGTAGGCGCAATCGCATCGGCAGTTGACTACGCTGGAAGCGCCCGCGCCTAGTTCACGATCGCCCGGATAGCGCATCAGATCGCCGTTGGAGGCCTGAAAAGGTGTGTCCATGCCTTGGACCGTCTGCCCATTCAGGATCATGTGCGAATGTCTCGTGCGGCGATCGCCAACGGCTCGCCAGCGGCGCGTGACAAGGCTTTCATCCCTACCTGCCTTGTTGAGCGCCTGCAGGTAGGCCTCATGCTTCGCCGCGGTGACGGCCATGAGCGTTTCCGTGCGCCCGATCATCTCGCCCCGCTTTTTAACGTAGCGGTTCGTCATGTCGTCGGTGATCTTCTTCACCTGTTCTCGGGTAAGAGACTTGCCTTCACGGATGGCCTTGAGAACGGTTCGCAGCGCTGGTTTTCCGGCGGCGGTCCAGCGCAGCTTCCATTCGCCTGTGGTCGCGTCCTTTATGACGAATTCACGCAAGCGCGCTGGGTCGGAGAGGATCGCCCTGGCTTCATTGACATATCCGGCCTGAATATGCGTGGCCCCCAGCATGCCGCCCTCGCGGCTGTTGGTGGCGCGGCTGATCCGGCCAACGATATCAATGCCGATCGCCTGTGGTCCCTTCCCCTGCTCGTAACCGGCAAGGATTGTCTGCCGAACCGCCTCTTTGGTCGTCTCGACGATCCCCGTCACCATTTCGGCCGCAGATGCGCTGATCTTCGCTTCGGCTCGCTGGTTCGAGGCATCCCACCTGAGAACAACGCGTGCGCCCGTCTGCTCGAAAAGGCGCGGCATCTGTCCAACGGTCAGGGTGCCACCAGCATTGAAGGCCTGGCGCAGCGCTTCCTTGAGCGGAGAAAAGGCCTCTGCTTCGATATGAAGCGCCGTGATAGCGCTCTCGACGTCACGACGCTCCAGAGCTTCGATCACCCGGGCCACGACCGTGTCGCTCTTGATGCGGGCGACGGCTTCGTTGAAAAGCCGCTCCATCTCGGGCGAGAGCTGTTCGATAAGCTCCTCAAGCTGCTGGCGGAGCGTGGACAAGGTCAGCCTCGACGCGCGGAGTAGCGGCTCATTGACGCTTCGAGATTTCGAGCATTCTCCCGGCGAATATCCTCCATCTTCCGCTGGTGCTCGGCAAAACTAGCATCCATCCGCTCATTAAAAGCGGCCAACCAATTGCCGTCCTGGTCGACGTTGATTTTAACGGCGTCATGCCGGGTTTCCTCACGCGAAGGCTGGTGC